TCACATATTATCCTGCACTGAATAACCTTTGCTTTTGAAAAATTCAATAACTTCATTGTATTTATATAATGCGCCTCCGTTAATAGGGGCGTAATTACTATCGGGTTCTGGAAATGGTGTTCCCTGAGCGATCCATTCTTGTCTTTTTCTCCAGAATGTTGTGCGAGATATTCCACCTAGCATCCCTTGAATTTTACTTCTACAAATTAAAAATTTTGGAATATTGTCATCCATCTTTCTCTTCCTTTTGTAATTTCCGTAGGTAATACGATAGGACCATCTTGTCCTGATAGTTCATGTGATTTAGAGGCTTAAACTTCGGTGTGTATTTATCGAGGATCTGTGTGGTTAGTTTGTCGTTGGGTACTCCATGGCTTCTGAGTTCATTAAGCATTCCTTTGCTATTTGCCTTCGTGCGTTTTCCATTGCCTGTGCATTCATAGTCTTTGCCTTTTATTTCTCATTATTACTCTGAGAGAGTTAGGGCAATTTTCTATTTCAACGTTATAAATTGTATTTTTAATTTTAACTCTGTGATTTATTCGAAATCCTTTTTTTCTTTTATCGTGGATATTTAAAGCTGCATTTATTGCCATTCTTTCTATATCACTAACATCACCATGAATTCTGATTTCCATAATTCACCTATATTAATTGAATGCTTTCCTCTGCTTGGTCGCCATATACATCCAAATCACCGTATTTCTCACGAGCGAATAATTCGAGTCGAGGAGCATCCCCATATAATTCTTCTAAACGATGATGTACCTCTTTTGGCTTTTCGCTATGCTCACCAAGACATGAATAAATAACTTGCCTACCACCTTTTTGAACTCAATCACCCATACCCATTCGTTATTTAACCAGCTATCAATTCCATATATTGCAATCCATACCCCAGCAAAGTCAGAAGTATACGCATTTAATTTCCCCTCAAACCCTTCTGATTTAGCATCACTTTCGCTGATATCATTTACTTGCTGAACCCAAACGTCAGTAATTTCAATTTCCCCTTTGATATTACCGTCCTTGTCTGCAATATTGATGATGTCGCCAACTTCACCATACGGGCAATCAACATCAATGAATCCAGCTTGCCACGCTGAGTTAACCACCTGACCAAGTGTAAATCCCTCTGCGATTGCACCCATCTGCTTTAAACGCTCTTCGTTGAGTTTTGGTTGCGGATCAATTGGTCTGCGTGTCTGTGTTTTTCTGCTTTCCATGACAGCCGATAACATAGCATCGTTAAACTTGATTCTGTCTTTCATATTCATTCCTCTTCATTGCATCCCTGCGAGTTAAATTAAGCTGTCCGTAGCTTTTCGATTTCTTGAAACTTCTTGCGAATTAAATCAACTGATTGCTCAAAGCAAATTTCGCCATCTAGTTGTTTACTAACCCAAGAATCAATATCCTTTTTGTTACCATCGCTATCTTTTAGATCGTCAAAGATGCTTGGTTCCATTCCGCTATCCATCGCTATATGTAACCAGCTCTCAGCTCTATCAATCTCACCCTTACTAATTAAAAATGCGGATACTTGAATATAGATGGAAAGCCTATTCATGATTTGTGAATCAATCTTTACTGCTGCGGCTCTATATTGAAGCGTGTTAATTTCTTCTTTGAGTTTATCTGTCATATCTATCTCCTGTTTGCATCCTTGCAAATATATCCTTTGGTTAAACGGGGGTGCTTAGAAGGGTATTTGATCATCCCAATCTTGAGGTGGCTGATTTTGTGGAGTTTGCGGTTGCTGTTGTGCTTGCGGTTGTTGTGGCTTCTGGCTTCCTGTCTGATTACCACCGTTACCTCCTAGCATTTGCATAGAGCCGCCGATATTTACCACCACTTCCGTTGTGTATCTGTCTTGTCCGCTTTGGTCTTGCCATTTTCTGGTTTGCAGAGAACCTTCTATGTATACCTGACTTCCTTTTCTCAGATATTCACCTGCAATTTCTGCTAATTTGCCGAATATGCATACTCGATGCCACTCGGTTTTCTCCTTCATCTCACCGGTTTGTTTATCGCGCCACGATTCCGATGTGGCCAGTGTGAGATTTGCTACTGCGCCACCACTCGGCATATAGCGGATTTCAGGGTCTTGCCCCAAGTGACCAATGAGAATTACCCTGTTTACGCCTTTACTTGCCATTATGTGTTCTCCATATCTGATTTATGGCTCTTGTAAACAACCTCTAGCTTCTCAAGATTTTCATCATCTCCTGAAAATTTATTTTTAAGCCACTGATATGATTTTTCGAAATGCCCTGGCGACATCTCGTTTAATTTTGATGTGAAATCAGCAAGCATCATTTGGTTTGTCATTAGTTTTTTAACTCTATGCTCTGAGCGCTTACCTCTTGAAACAGAGAGCATCATTGAAAAATCAGATTCAATATCACTCATTGCATAAACTTTTATACCGCCAACAGCTACGCCACCAAACTTAACGGATGGATCTCCAATTATTGTTAAAGATTTTCCAACCCAGTCATGGCCGTTATTTCCCCAACCGCCAATAAGCACTCTTCGCATAGATTTAGATGGTTTGTATGGTCTACCGTCATAACCTACTAAGTCGATAAAAACAGGCTGATCTCTCGTTCCTTCGCGAACTGATTTAATAACAGCTGTAATCGGTGTGGTTTGAACATCTTCAAAGTTAATCTGATCTGACTTTGGGATGATTGTGCGTGATAAGTCCATTAGAGAAAAACCTCATCATCTAAGTATTCATCATCGAATAAGTAATTAGGAACATTGATTTCACTCGGTGGAAGAACTATTCCTTCAGTTCGTAGCGCTTCGTCATCAATGCATTCTTTAATTTTGCGTAATGCTTCGTGCATTTGCTTATAGCCAAGTTCCAGCGATTCCGTGCCGATGTAATACATGCAGTTGGTATAAGGTGGTTTATTTTGAAGTGCAAAGAAGCAAAACTGGTCTAACTCAATCCCTGTGGTTAGCTTTAAAACGTACAGATAAAAGGCTGCTTGAATATGGTAGCGATATTTACCAAACGCCTGACTAAAGCCTCGCTCTGTTGCATCCATGCAACTCTTTACATCAAGCGGGTAGGGCAGAGAGTCAGATAACCTATCAAATCGGCATTTCAGTCTTAATCCAGTCATTGGACATGTAGCAAACATCGATACTTCTGAATTCCCTTTTGTTGCCATGTAGTCCATAAAGTCGGCATTCATCCTTGCCGACTCAACCATCCTTGTTACTGTTTCCATTTCGCCATTTATAAAAATATTGTCAGGATTGCACACCTTAGCCAATTCTTTATATTCCTTTGACGCTCTGGTTTTGATGTCAGGGTTAAGAATGAATTCCTTTTCAAAAACGTCAGGTTCAAGTAATGCCGCGTGAATTGCAGTTCCTATATTTGCCGATTTACTTCCTTTAAATGGGTTAAAGTATAAGTTTGCTGGGCTAATATTCATTGCTTTTACTGACGTTGATCCTATTGCCTCATCCATGTGGTAATCCTCATTGCTTAAGTGATAGTAGATTCCATCTTTCACCCTAATACCTCCTTATCTATCCCAATCTGTATCGCCGTTCTAATTCCATCTAAAACCGCATCCAGCGCTTGAGGGCTAATTTCAAATACGGGATTTAACTTCCTTGCTAAATCCATGCACAGTAGTTCTTCTGGTAGGCTATCCATAACCTCATAAACTGATATTTTCTCTTCCTGAGAATTAACAAACGCTTCTCGTTCCATTTGGCGTTCGTACCAGTCGTTTCTGAGTCCGTATGTATTCGTTAACATAAAGCCTCCTTAGATAAACGCGCGCTCCTTGCGTGTGTTGATTTCATGCTGAATGAGGTTTGTGCGCTCCATCGATACTTTCATTTTCCATTGAAAAACTAAGTCGTCGATTTGCTCATTTGTCATTTCAGACTCTCGCAATAGTGCGAATATCTGATGTTTTATGTGTTTCTGCTTTGCGTTCATGCTGTACTCCGTATGCTGTTTTTAATGTTTCGTTTGCTTCGCTCCATCCGTCCTCGTCCGTGAGAAATAAAGCAATTCCAGCTTTACTTTGGGCTACACGTAATTTGTATTTATCAATATTCATGCTTACCTCTGGATGTGCGAAGCCTGCGCTAATCTTTCGATAGCGATTGTTATTTAGGTTCTGGTGTTGGTGCGGTGGGTTACTTGTGTTCGAGTGCGTTTTGATGTTTTGCTGTCATTACAACCATTTCAGCAAACTTATCAGAGACATTTTTTCTAATTCCAGCGTTGACAGCTTCAGTAATTTGTCGGTCAATATCCTTATTAATACCTTTTAATTTTTCCTGAACGACATCCTTAACTCGCTTGTCTGTTAGCCATGTAATTAATCGTGTTCCACTCCCATAATCATCGGTAAAGCGTCCATTATCATTAACTTTCTTCTCAAGAAGATTATCAAATGTTCGTTTAATAAGGTCGGTGATTGTAAGGCAATCTTGCACATCACCCCATTTATCGGTAACAGTTACTTCTTTTTCTAGCCATTCATCAGCAAATGCTATCGCTTTCTGTTCAATCGCGCTTTTCGCTGAAATTATTGATTCGTCAATTGCTTTGTTGATTTGTTCAGATGCTTGTTTTTCTACTTTATCCAAACACTGCTTGGAAATTGCACTTTTTACACCCTGTATAATTTGATGTTTAACTTCTTCATCAATATTTCCATCTTCTTCTAACCAATCTAAATCTACTGTGATATTCAATTTCATAATTAATTCCTTATGTGCGTATTCCTCACTATTAATAGCGATATGAATGATTAAGTGGTGGGTTACTGCTGAGGTATTTTTTTGATATCTAATTCCGTGATATTGGCTTTTGCTCCAATTACAGCCCATAAATAAATATGCTCTGCGCAATCACCTTCATCTTCTGCTTCAATATCCTTTTCCCAAGGCTCGCCATTCCATTTACAAGCCACTTTGAACATTGGCATGTCATACTCCCTCCGTTATTAACTAAACACGATGCTATTTGGTTTCGCATTTCACGCCACAGAAAGGGCAGAATGAGAACGTAACAGGGAAATCCTGCTTTGTTAGGCGGGCTTTCGGCGTGCCGTCCTTTTTGATTTCTTGATAACTGGCGTTGTATTCAATGAAATAATTAACTGACATGACGCCGCCAGACATAAATAATCCTGATTGTTTCCAGCCAGAAGACTGTAGGCTTGCACCTTCTGGTAGTTTCGCTTTAATGCGACTTTCCATGTCATCGCCTAATTTCGTAAAGCAATCACACATATCTCTATCTCCTATCTATTAATCAACTCACCACAGCCCACAGAATGGACTGTAATTAGTTAACTAAAGCATTCCTTTTTTTCTTAACTGATTTGCTTTATCTCCACTCATAGCAATTCCATGACCTTGCTGAATGCCAAGCCCTCCAACACTTAACGAGGTGTCAGGATACAAGTCACTACACATGCCCGATCCAGAGCATAATTCAGCTTTAGGCTCTTCACTTTCCAAGGTAACAAATGCCCTTCTAACTCTATGACCTAATTCTAAAATATCATCACGAGTTAATTTAAAATTGCGTCGATAACTATCAACTAGCATGGTTGATAAAACCGCACGAGCCGATTCTTGAGACGCTTCTGTTAAATCTTCAAATTTCATCTTACTTCTCCTATTTATCTCGCCGTAACCCCGAACTCACTGCTCGGCTGTTTTGTTTTAACTCCTGAAAATACTGCTACATTAGGTAAGCAACAGTTATCTCCACTTGGATAATGCTTTGTTGGTTTGAGAGAGAGAACAGGGCGTTCTGGTTTCTCAACGCCAAATATTGAATCCCATATTTCTTCCACTGAGCGGCTTTTCATAGCTATCTTTCGAGCCAAAAACTCACCTTGTTTTCTGCGTCTGCGAATTTTTGAGTTCTCTTTAAAAGTTATCGTTGCCATATTTGCCTCCTAAGTGATCTTTGGTGGTGATGCCGGATGCCTCCGGTAGCTGTCTTTCGCCAACAAGGCGACTGCTTGTCTTTTCGACCATCACCCCAAAAACCACTCAGTGGTTGCTCTGAAAATTTATTCTGAGCGTTCCTAATTGTAAAAGAGCGAACATCCTGTTTATCTATTGCTCCTTGCCTTCGATGTGATTAACTATACAAGCATTACTTTATTAAGACAAGTAAAACTTGTGTAAAAACTTGAGTTAATCTTTATTTAAACAATAAATGCTTGTTTTTGTTTGTGTTATTTTTTGTAAAAAATTTAAATTTTTTATTCTGTTGGCAGTTTTTGTGATTTGTGGGCATAAAAAATCCCTCATTAAAGAGGGATCTGTGATGTGGTAGGTGAGAGGTAGCTAGTTTTTACTTGATGTTATTTCTGCGAAATCCAGTAGTGCTTTCTGGCAATCGTTGGTCATATCAATTAAGGTGCTGTTTTTCTTTTTTGCCTCATTGCTCATGAACTTATCTATAAACTCATCCCCATTTAGCACATTATTTTCTTGCTGAAATTTATATAAAGAAGAGTAAGCGTTGCACTCAGATGCTTTCATGATTGTAGTTATCAATTTGAAGTCATCTTCATTAGTGATATCAATCTTATTAGTAGCATGGGCAGATATTGAAGAAACAGTAATTAGTAATAAAATTATATTTTTCATTTAGTTACTACCTGATAATTAAATAAATTTCTATCCATGAAATTTGTATTTTATAGATTGGCTAACTAAAACTTTGGCATGAATGTAGAGGCTATTGATACTATCTTCTTCTAAATACCAAGTTTCATATCTTGCGTTATCCGATATGACAGCCAGTCTCTTATATTGCTTTTGAAGCCTTTTTATATATAGCTGATTATCTAATACAAAGACATAAATTCCATCACCATCAAAAAAGTTAGTGGTGATATCTACGAATATTTGATCTCTGGGCTCAAATGTTCCAGCCATAGAGTCACCTTTAACAGTGATCATCTTGATTGTGGATGCAGATCTCCCACCAAACAGTCTTTTTGCTTCATCTGCTGAATACTCAATAGCCGTTATTGTCTCAATAAAATCATCAAGAACCATCACACCTGGCCCTGCACTAGCTTGGATATCCAGCATCTCCACCTTGTAGGTATTTTTATCTGAAACTTCAATATCTTGATTTATTTGAATACTACTGACTTTGTTTCTTTCATCAATATCAGTTATTCCGAATAACAACCAATTGGTATCAACTTCAAGTATTTCAGCAATTTTAATAACTCTGTTTTTTCTTGGCTCAGTACTGGTCTCCCACTGCTGTACTGATTGTGGTGACACTCCTACCAACTCAGCTAACTCAGCTTGGGTCATGTTTTTTGCAAGTCTAGCTTGCTTGATTCTTTCGCGCATAGTTTTCATTCGCTCAATATACAAGTTGCGCTTTTATTTTTCCAACAAGTAATACTTGCTTAAATAAAGTGTTTCTTGTATTCTTCTTGTTGTTAATCAGTTAAAGGAATATCTTTATGAATGCATTGGAAACAACAATTAAAAAAGCAGGTGGAATTCCAGCTTTAGCTAAGAAGCTAAAGATTAGCGATCAGGCCATTAGACAATGGGAGCAAAAAGGTCGCATTCCTCCTGCAAGATACGCTCAAATCAACGAACTATTCGGAATACCATTTGAGCATTTAGTAAAAGATAAAAATTAGTTTCACCCGCTCTTTAACATCACTAACCCGCTCAGAGTAAATTCTCAGAGCAAACAATCAGCTCATATGGAATGAGCTATGGATCATTACTGCTGTTCCCAATATGGGAAGTAATCTAAGAAGGAATTTAAACTATGGAATGTGCAAAAAATATCAAAGTAGAGTGCTCATCAAACGAATTGATGACCTTCTATCTAAAAGAAATGTATTCAGTCGGTAATAACGGACTCGCCAAGGCGCTAGGAATACACCCATCAAAATCCAGTCGAGATAAAGCCAGAATATTCGATTTAGCTTGCCAGTTGGTGAGTAAGTTCGGATTACCCCCTGACTCTGTAAATATCAGCGATAAGCCAACGAAGGTTGTTCTTGAAGGTGATTATGCAGAAAGGGTTATTCAGGCTCTTGAAGGAAAGGGAAAGATTAAAAGAAAAGCCTCAAAGGCGGCAACCGATGAGGCTCAGATAGAACTTATTTAACTACCCCCAATGGGGGAAGTCTAAAAACAACTAATGAGGTCATTATGAATCAAATAGCTACTTTAGTAAACAATGGCGAATTAACCATGAGTAGTCGTGAAATTGCAGACCTTACAGGCAAGAGACACGACAATGTGATGGCTGATATCCGTAAGATGTTGGTTGAAATTCAATCTCCTGAAAAGTTAGGAGATTACATAGACACTAAAAACAGAACACAGCAAATGCTTCTGCTCAACAAAGAAGAATGTTTGTGTCTGATTTCTGGTTACAGCATCAAGTTAAGAATGGCGATTATCAAGCGCTGGCAAGAACTTGAATCTCAAAAATCCCTCATACCTCAAACGCTACCAGGAGCTTTACGTCTGGCGGCAGACTTAGCAGAGCAAAAGCAAATAGCAGAACAGAAATTAGCAATTGCAGCGCCTAAAGCTGAATTTGTTGATCGGTATGTTCAAGCAACTGGCTTACTGGGTTTTAGAGAGACAAGTAAATTACTAAAAGTGAAAGAGAACTTCTTTAGAGAGTTTCTACTTTCAAAACGAATTATGTACAAACTGGCTGGAAAATTAACACCTTATTCAGAACACCTTGAAGCAGGGCGTTTTGATGTAAAAACAGGTGAGAATCAAATCAACGGTCACGCATACACACAAGTTAAATTTACCCCTAAAGGTATTCAGTGGATAGCAGGTTTACTGGCTAGAGAGCAATTGGAGGCAGCATGACTAATACAGCGGAAGTATTCCAGTTCCCTGCGATGCAGCAGGAGACAAAGAGAGTGGCAGATACTGATGATGGATATACGAGAATTGCCAATGAATTACTTGAATCACTTTCCTGCTGTAATTTAACTGTTAGGCAGCTAAGAGTGATGTTAGCGATTATCAGAAAAACCTATGGGTTTGGCAAAAAAGTAGACCGTATATCCGATTCTCAATTAGCTGACGTATCTGGACTATCAAGACAGAACGTTAACAAGGCAAAGAAAGAATTGATTTCAATGAATTACCTCATTCTTGAGGGTAATAAAATTGGGGTTAATAAAGAGGTTTCAGCATGGAAAAATCAATCTAGAGACAGTGTCTCTAACTTGAAGACTAAAAAAGTCTCTAACTTAGAGACAAATGATGTCTCTGGCTTGGAGACACACAAAAGAAATACTTTAAAGAAAAAAGAAATAACTAATATATCGTCCGAGAATTCTAACGAATCCTCTGACCGACCATCTCAAAAAGTTTTAGCTGTTAAACCTGATGCGGTTGTTAGCTCACCCAAAGGTAACCGGTGGGGTAATGCTGATGACCTGAAAGCCGCTCAATGGATTTACTCGCAAGTCTTGATAGTTAGCCCATCGACTAAAGAGCCTAACTGGTCAACATGGGCTAATGATATTCGTCTGATGAGACAACTAGACGGGCATACCCATCAAGATATTTGCAGAATGTTTAAATGGGCTAATCGTGATTCGTTCTGGTGTAGCAACGTGTTATCTCCCGCAAAGTTACGTGAGAAATGGGACACATTGACCATACAGAGCCAACAACCCAATCGAGGTAAGCGACCGGTTGATCCTGAACCAGCACAGAGCTGGAATACTCGTGAAGCATGGGAGAATGATTTTATATGAAGACTAATCTGGCTACTGCAATCGCTAATCGTGATGCAGGCGCATTGGCTAGAATGGCTCAGAGTAGCACCCCGCAAAAAGTTGTAAATAATCATGCTGAGCAACTAGTCGATGTATTATTCCGAAATCTGAAACAAATATTTCCAGCCTCAGTAAACACCATTTTCAAAAACGAGTCAGAGGAACTTACTGCAAAGCGACAATGGATCGCCGCCTTTGCAGAAAATGGAATTACTACCAGAGAGCAACTTCAAAATGGCATGCGACACGCCAGAGCAAGTGATAACCCTTTCTGGCCTGCTGTTGGTCAATTTATCAAGTGGTGCAAGGAAGAGGATTATGTGGCTCTCGGTTTGCCTGACGAGGATCAGCTTTACGAACTCTATCGAGAATACTGCAAAATGCGTGGCTGGCGTGAAATGAAATGGCCCTCAAACGCTTGCTACTGGATGGTTACTAAAATTTACTCTGAGATGCGAAGTAAAAGCCTAACTGATAGTGAGGTTAAGAAGCTTTGTGCCAAAGAGTTACGGATCATGACGGCAAGAATCAAGTCTGGAGAAAAGATACCTGATCCAGTGCAGATGATTGAGAAAAAACACACTCCAACAAGCCGTGAAGAGTCGTTAGAAAATATCAGAAGATTAAAAAAATTACTTCTAAAAGGTATTAGTGATGACATTTTCCTCTATCAATCTTTGGAGCGTCGAAAATATGAGCCAAAAAATTGATGCTATTCAATTAGCTTATCGGGTAATTGATGGCGAAGAGCTAAAAGATACCTTCACTTATGAAGAAATGCATGCTGTATGCACATATCTTGATGGTGTTATACAGGAAAATTTGCAATTAACCAAAATCAAGTTGCTTAACACACAAGAGGATTTTTAGATGAAAGGAATATTGTTTCACAAGGATTATCCATATCCAGATATAGACTACTGCTACAAAAATTACGATAGATTAATTGATAACCAGCAGTGGATAAATAACCCACTCATAAATATGTCAGAAACCTCTCTTAAAATTAAAGTTACCCCACTGAGAAGAAAATTGGATAGATGTTTTCCAAGGGGAAAAGCATATATGCGAGTTAGCAAGTGTGAGTTTATGGCTGGCAATTAATCGAGGTATTTAATGATGAAAGGAACAACGTTAACAGAGGGAGGCATTTAATGCAGGGAACTAATTGGGTTAAGTGCTCAGATGAAATGCCGCCAGATGATGCATTGGTTTTGTGTTGTGATATTAACTCATTATCTGGTGAGATGTTTATTGCTGATTACATCAAAGAATTTACGTTCGGGAAAAGGACTGTCTTAACTGGCTTCTACCGTGGAAATCTGAAAGCAAACCTAACTCACTGGATGCCACTTCCACCAATGCCAGAGGGTGAATGATGAGCGAACTAAAGAAATGCCCGTTTTGTGGCAGTAAAGTTAAATGGTGTGGCGAGAACGAGCCGAACCCAGAAGATAACCACCTTTGTGATCATATCGAATGTACTAATGCTGATTGTGGCGCTGACTTCTCTTTTTCCCATAATAACGATATTTACCCTGATAATTCTGATGACATGACGCCAGAAGAATTAATGCAAATTGACCGTGATTATTCAGCGCAACGGTTTAATAGGAGATCCACTAAACGCCTTGATCTCAATCTAGCTATTGATTTGTGTAAGGAAATTTTAGCAGGAGAAACAGCCTTAAAAATCAAAGAAAAGTATGGGATATCAGAAAGAACCTACAAAGGAATAAAACGAGGCGAGTATTGGCCTGACGCAATGATCGAGGCTAAAAAACAGATTAAAGGAGGTTAACTTGGAAGTGGATTTTCTCTTCCACGAATCAACCAAAAATACCGCATGGCAACACCTCAAAGAAGTTCTAGCAACAAACCAACCACACCGAATCATCATCAAGCCTTGGAAAAACAAGCGTTCATTATCTCAAAATTCCACTTTTCATTTGTGGTGCACAGAGATAAGCAAATACCTATGTAAGAACAATGCCAATTACACACCAGAAACCGTCAAGGAAATGCTTAAGCATACATTCCTAGGTTATGAGGTGGTCGATATGGTTGACGTTACTACACAGCTTACAGAGCGCGTAAGAACACTTCGGAAAACATCAAAACTTGATACTGGTGAAATGTTTCACTTCATGGAGCAGGTTGAACGCTGGGCGGTAGGTATAAATTGTTTCGTGACGATACCTGATAACAGTGAATATATGAAATTGAAAAGGGAGCAGGACGAATAATTATGGCTAAGAGAAATAACGCATTAGAGAGCATGAAAAAGTGGATGGAAGTTATTCCTCAGTGCTTACAGCCACAAAATAAGCAATCCGAAAACGAGGTAAAGGTGAAACAAAGTGATAAGCCGCTACCATCTGGACAAAGGTGAGTGCTGTCATTTATTAAAAATTTCATCTCTGAGAATCAATACCCGCCAACAAGAGGGGAAATTGCCGAACACTTTAAATGGAAGTCGGCTAATGCCGCCCAAACTCATATTGATGCGTTGGCTAAGAAGGGTTTTTAATTGCTAAAGCCGGGATAAGCAGAGGGCTTATTGTTACAGGAAAAGACTCTTGTGTTTATTGCCGGTCATGCAATAGACCACTAACGGATGATGAAATTTACGTATGTAGCAAGTGTGTTGGTGAATACGCTCATTTGGAAGTGATGGATAAAATCAAAGGAGAGGGAGATGGCGAACTTACGCAAAGAAGCTCGAGGCCGTGAATGCCAAATTAGAATACCTGGAGTGTGTAACGGTAATTCTGAAACTGTCGTCTTAGCTCATTATCGAATGTCTGGCATTTGCGGTACTGGAATAAAACCTAATGATATTTTTGGTGCTTGGGCGTGTAGTGCTTGTCACGATGAATCTGATAGGCGCACTCACTATGTTGATGCTGAATACGCAAAGCAATGTCATTTAGAAGGCGTTATTCGTACTCAGGACATTCTCATCAAGGAGGGTAAGATTAAGGCATGAACGAGTATCACTTAAAATTACCGTGGCCACCTAGCAATAATACATACTGGAGGCATTGTAGAGGACGGCATTACATCTCATCCAAAGGCACTAACTATCGAAAGCAAGTAACAGATTACATCAAGCAACACAACCTAGATGTCAAAACCACTTCCCGCATCAAAATAGTCATCACAGCAAATCCCCCAGATAAACGACAAAGAGACCTCGATAACTTGCCTAAAGCCGTTTTCGATTCGTTAACTCATGCCGAATTTTGGGTAGATGATAGCCAGATTGATGATATGCGGATCCGTCGAGGCGAAAAGGTTGCTCATGGCTCATTAGATATCAAGGTATGGGAGATAGATGATGTTCACTGACTTAATCGAAGCTATTGAAGAAGCAAGATATTTAAAATCTCAATCTGGTGGTCGAGTTAACTTCTGTGTAATGCAGATTATGGACTATATGGAAGTAGTCAGCGGGCTGATGGATGGTGTCAGGATTTTATATACAACTGCGAATGATGATTATCACACAGTATTACCGGAGGCGAGATGAGCTATATCGGAGAAAAGGAATTAACGGATGAGCAGTTTCGCTGGCTTGATGGATGGTTAAATCTGTGGGGGGCGTGGGTATATTCTGGTCGTATCGATATTCGCATGATCAACATGATTTATAAATTCATGCAAACAGTAGAGCCAAGTAAAAACCCATCAAGACCTATGTGCAATGACGATGAAGGAATGTTGATTTCTCAGGTCGTAGATTCAGTCATCGCCACTGACACACAGGCTTATGGAATATTACTAAGTTATTACGCTCATGGTTCATCTAAGTTGTCGATTGCATCTTACTATCACCGAGTTGCAAAACCACGCAAAATGCAAACAAGAGGGGGGAATAAATACGCCAAGCCATCTCATAGAACTTGCAGGAGAGAAGTTGACGAAAAACTCAAAGCAACCCAGTGGTTACTGTACGAACCTCTGCGAAATGCAATGAATAATCGTAAACGTGTAGCTAAAGTAAAGAAAATAGCCGAACTTTGCTATTGACATTAATGGACAAATGGACAATAATTATAAGGTAAGTTGCTTTACGTGACTCTTAAGTTTACTTACCTCATTCAAGACCTCGCTTCGGCGGGGTTTTTGTTATCTATTGTCTTTTACTGATGACAGATATAGAATTAATTTGCGAAGATTAAGGGTTATGGTGGGTCGATCCCATTGTTATCTAAAGGGGCTCTCGGGTATTTAACTTGGGAGCTTTTTTTGTTATCTGCAACCTGTAAGTAATTCTTACAAGTTCATATGTTCGGTTATTCCGAACAATTCATTTTGAAGATCGCTTAGGCGGTCTTTTTTCGTATATGCACCAGTAGCTCAATGGTAGAGCACTCGACTCATAATCGATGGGTTATCGGTTCGAATCCGTTCTAGGTGCACCAAATATGCCGACCACAGAATCAATCACAACACCTCACATTCACACAAGAGCTGTGAGTCGGTACCTTATTAACTAATTCCTCCAAAAAGGAGGCGGTATGACACGAATGGACGAGAAAGACAAATTCAGTGCCACCGCATGGGGTGTCATATTCGCTATATCCCTATACGGCGGATTGGCTAGATACATTATTGACAATAAACGTAACGGTTATCGGTGGAGCTGGGTAGGGGCAATTATGCAAATGTTCGTATCTGGCTTTGCTGGGATGATGGGCGGTCTTATATCAATAGAGCTTAACGCCTCATTCTATTACACGTTATTTACGGCTGGCTTATGTGGTTCCGCTGGCTCTTTAGCATTGGATTTCTTCTGGGATAAGTTTACAGGGGGTAAGAAGTGAGTAAGTTTAGATTAAGCAAACGTAGCGAAGAAAACCTCCGTGGCGTTCATCCTGATTTGGTTAAGGTAGTACATCGAGCATTAGAAATTACCGATATTGATTTTATGGTAATTGAAGGTAAGCGCAATGAATCCCGTCAACGACAATTAGTTGCAAGTGGAAAAAGCCAAACGATGAACAGTCGTCACTTAACTGGCCACGCTGTTGATTGTGCTCCGCTGGTAAATAACCAGATCCCATGGAACGATTGGTCATACTTTAAAAAAGTAGCTGATGCCATGATGCAGGCAGCGAAAGAGTTTGGCGTCGATATCGAATGGGGCGGTAACTGGAAAACATTTAAAGATGGTCCTCACTTCCAATTAACTCATAAGACATATCCCGCATGAACACGCTAACTAAGGTATTAGCTGGACTACTGGCAATATCTGCATTCTGGCTATGGTGGGTAATAGATGATTACGACAAACTGAGCAAAGATTACAACACAGCAACCAATCAGTTATCTCGCCAGCAAGCCATTACAGAAAACGCCAACCGAACATTCAGGATTATCAACAATGTCTCATCGATTAATAGCGAAGAGCGGAATAGGTCAGCCGTGGATTCTGAAAAAGTTAAAACGGTTATCAAAACTGTTCTTGTCAATAATGATTGTGCCAATACTGCTATTCCTAATGACGCTCTTATCAGGATGCACGACTATTCAGAAAGAATACGTGCCAGTGGAACACATAGCGATACCAGCACACCTAACCGCTGATTGTCTATTGCCATACATACCAGAACAAATGACATGGGGAGAATCATTAATGTTAAACATCTCCCTGTTATCGGTTATTGAGCAATGTAATTCAGACAAGAAGGCTATCCGCGATATCGAGTCGGCTAGAAGTACTTTAAATCTACATTAGAATGGAGTGTTTAAATGAGTAAGGCAACACAGTCAAAAAATAGCAGTGAATTGTGGAATTGGTTTGGATTGTCTTATGCATCATTTCTAGTCATGCCAAGAGTTCTCATGCATGAAATGCCTACTGAATGGCAAGATAAAATGGCGGCTTTATTGTATGAATATGATGAAACATTCGACACGTCATCTGTTTGCCATTCAGTAGTAGTGAGTGCAAAAGACAAAAATAATAGGTTTATGAAGATGCCAGGTTACATCCTGAATTATCGTCGTCCCGATCATGAAGAGATTGATAAACTCAAAATTTAGCCAACAAGAAAGCAATACGGGAAATTGAAGTAAGTGGATAAAAATAACCCTGTGAGTTTGGGCTCCCACAGGGCTTTCACTAGTATGTGTGAAAACAATAGATTACCAATATTAAGTAAGCCAATCTGTTAATAATCAACGTAAGTTTTTAGAAAACAATCGCCTCGCTCAATAGCGGGGCTTTTTAATGGAGAAATATCATGGCAGCGCAAGGCTTCGATAACCCAACTCAATTCCGTGAAGAGTTGGATAAAAGCATTCCCAAAGAATAACCCCGACAAGGTAACAGGAGGTGATCCTTCTTGCTGACGGGTAAGCCGTAAGTGACCAAAGTAACGTAGTGATACGTGATGATGGTTGCGATTAACTTCACACAGGAACATCAAATGACAGAAATTACAGCACAAAATCAAATGCGCTTAGAGCTATTACGGTTAGTTGGCAATGATACCGCAGCGGCTCAAGCTGCTATCGAGTTCGTTAAAGATGATGCGCTCAAGTTTGAGTTATTCAAAGACGCATACAAAACATGCCAGACAGAAGCTCAGTTTGTAGCGCGAGCACAGAAAGCGGCGCGTGATGCTCAGCAAGCATTAGATTTATTTGCACAGTAGTTAATTACACAGCTCATTTACGAGTGGGCTGGATAATTGATTAAAGGGGGATATATGAAATTACATAAAAAAGTAAAAGTCCCCATATACGGACTTAATATTCATATCTGCGCTACTGAGGATGCTGCAGATAATATTTATGGTTCTGGCATACATAGATCATCAAATATGGGTCAGGTTGTTCAGATTGAAAACACAAAAACTGGTGAGATGCTTATCCTCATTAGCTTTAAAGATATCGATTGTTTTAATGCCGACACTATATCTCATGAGTCAGTGCATGCCGCATGGAAGGTGTTAGAAATAGTTGGTATTAAAGTAGACTACGAAAATCATGAGGCGTTGGCGTATCTAACTGGTTGGATTAGTAATGAGATAAATAAGTTTTATTACAAAATTAGTGCTAATGGTGATGACTTATGACAAAGAAAAACAAAGGTGGTCGCCCGTCTAGTTATATGCCGGAAGTTGCAGAGGATATTTGCAAGCTGTTAATGGAAGGTGAAAGCCTGCGCCAGATATGCAAAAGACCTAGCCTACCTGCGATAAGCACAGTAATGGAATGGTTGCAAAGGCATGAAGAGTTTCGGGAACAATACGCGCACGCGCGCGAGGTTCAAGCGGAATTATTAGCCGAAGATATCATCAACTTATCTGATGCAGTTATTGAAGATGGTGCGGCAGTTGCTAAGGCTCGTTTGCAGGTTGATGCCCGCAAATGGTACGCATCCAAGTTGGCGCCTAAACGTTATGGTGATCGCATTCAACACGAGCAGAAAATTACTATCACTGATTTGACCGATGAAGAATTAGATAAGCGCATTAAGGAGCTAAATAATGGACAGGGAGCAGAAAATTGAGCTTCTTAGGCTCCTTGAGGAAAAATCCCGCCGCGCAAATGTCTACCGCTACAAAACTTATTACGAAACTCGCTACCCTTGGCAGAAGAAATTCATTGCACTAAGTATCGAATATTCACAGGTTGCATTAATTGCAGCTAACCGAGTCGGAAAGACTGATACGGCTACCTATATCGACGCTATTCATGCAATGGGTGATTATCCTGATGATTGGGATGGGTATAAGTTCGAGCATGCACCGCTTATCTGGTGCCTTGGTTACTCTGGTGAAAAGTGCAGAGACTTATTGCAAGCACCCATCATTGGCAGGAAAACGGATAACGGCTGGCAGGGTGGGTTGATCCCTAGTGAGTTGATTGTCGATACTGAGCCAATGGCTGGTACGCCTAATGCCGTTCGCTCTGCATACATCAGGCATAAATCAGGTAACTTATCAAAGATTCAATTCTGGTCATACTCACAAGGCCAGCACGCCTTAATGGGTGACAGCGTTGATTGGTTCCATATCGATGAAGAACCAAAAGACCCCACCATTTATCCGCAGGTTTTAACTCGTACCGCAACAGGTGATAAAGGTCGTGGTGGTCGTGGCATTCTGACATTCACACCAGAGAACGGTAGAACAGATTTAGTTATTAGCTTTATGGATGATCCATCGTCTGCTCAAACGTGCATGAATGTTGGTTGGGATGATGCGCCACACTTGAGTGAAAAAGTTAAAACTGAATTACTGGCTTCGTTCCCGCCACATCAGCGTGACATGCGGACTAAAGGTATTCCGATGCTTGGTCATGGTCGTATTTATGACTTTGGTGAAGAGTTTATAACGTGTGACCCATTTCCTGTTCCTGATCACTGGGCTGTAATTGACGGTATGGACTTTGGGTGGGATCACCCTCAAGCACACATACAGTTAGCTATCGATTTAGATAATGACGCTTATTACGTCACTAGGGCATGGAAGGCTAGTAAGACATCCCCTGCTGAGGCGTGGGGTGCTGTAAATAAGTGGGCTAAAGATATTCCTACCGCATGGCCACAAGATGGATTGCAAACTGAAAAAGGCTCTGGTTTACAGCAAAAAGAATATTACGAAGATGCAGGGTTTAAGATGCTTAATGATCCTGCTCAGTGGCCTGATAAATCCCGCTCTGTTGAGGCTGGTCTATTTGAAATATATGACCTAATGAGAACAGGGCGATTCAAAGTTTTCCGTGGTTTGCGTGATTGGTTTGAAGAATACAACTTCTATCATCGCGACGAAAAAGGAAAGATTGTTAAAACTCGTGACGACTTACTTGATGCTACTCGATACGCCTACATGATGCGCAGATTCGCAAAACGATTTGGCGAGATAGGAAAGGTTAAGCAGCGAGTAATTCCCGCACCGATTAGGCCGATTAGGAGATAATAATGGTCGATAGAAACGAGCGGCTTGAGAAAATACTTCGCAAATTCGACCTCGATTACTCTGCATCTGAAAATGCCAGAACGGAGGCGAGAAACGATTTATTCTTTAGTCGCGTTAGTCAGTGGGACGACTGGCTGGAAAACTATGTCACATTGCAATATCGCGGACAATTCGATGTCGTTCGCCCAATGGTTCGTAAGCTCGTCGCTGAGATGCGCAAGAATCCTATTGAGGTTCAGTATCGACCGAAGGATAACGCGCCAGCCGATGCCGCCGATATTCTTATGGGTATGTATCGAACTGACATGCGAAACAATAGCTCAAAGATTGCCGTTAACGTGGCAGTGAGAGAGCAAATCGAGTGTGGTTACGGTGCTTGGCGACTCGTTACTGAATATGAGGACGATAACCCAACCAGTAATAATCAGATTATCCGACGTGTTCCAATGCATGAGTCTTGCACTCACGTTATATGGGATTGTAATGCTAAGGCAATGGATAAGTCTGACGCTAAGAACTGCACTATTATTCACGCAATGAATATTAATGGTTGGGAGTCTTTCGCTGATCAGTACGGGTTAGATCCTGACATTCAACCATCTTTCCAGTCACCTAATAACGACTTACTTTTCACTTGGTCTAATGGAAAGACAATTCATATTGCTGAGTATTACGAGGTAGAGGAAAAGAAAGAGTTAGTATTTGTCTATCGTGATCCGCTAACTAATGACCTTCAAACGTACTCAGCAAAAGAAGCGAAAGAAAAGATTGATGAGCTGGCTGATGCTGGTTATGAAAAAGTAGGCGAGCGTAAAGTTAAAAAGCGCAGAGTCTATAAGTCAATCATCACTAGCACAGGTATTCTGAAAGATAGAATGCCGATAGCTGGCGAGCATATTCCAATTGTTCCTGTGTATGGTGAGTGGTCATTCTTTGATGATAATGAACTGTATGAAGGAGTTGTCAGATTATCAAAGGATGCTCAACGACTGCGTAACTTCATCTTATCAAAGTCTGCTGACACCGCTGCTAAGTCACCTAAGAAGAAGCCTTTCTTTTTCCCTGAGCAAATAGCAGGGTATGAGCACATGTTTAGTGGTGAGGATGACTATCCCTACTATCTACTCAACCGCACTGATGAGAATAATGCCGATCTTCCTCTTTCACCTGTTGCTTATATGGAGAATGCTGAGGTTTCACAAGCGGATGCATTACTTCTGGAAGTGGCAACGGAAGCGGCTAAGTCAACTGCTCGTGTTGGTGTTGATACTGAAGCAGCTAACGGGCAAGTGGCGTTCGATACTGTGAATCAGCTAAATAGCCGTATAGACCTAGAAACCTATGTGTTTCAGGATAACTTGGCTATCGCAATGCGCCGTGATGGTGAAATTTACGCATCAATCGCGGCTGAGATATATGACACAAACCGAACAGTAACAACAACTGCTGAAGATGGAGGTGAGAATCAGATTGAGCTAATGCAGGAAGAATTAGACTTTCGCAAAGGTGAAATGATTGTTCGCAATGATATCCGAGGCAAGTACGAAACATTTACTGATGTGGGCCCATCTTTCCAATCACAAAAAGATGCTGCTAGGGCTGAGATAGGTGAGCTTATCGTCAAGGTTCCAGTAGAACATCCAATGTGGAATGTCATGATGCTGACATATGCAAACATGATGGAAGGTAAAGGCGTTGAATACATCAGAGATTACGCCAACAAGGAATTGATTGTTAATGGCTTGAAGAAACCAGAGACCGAGGAAGAGCAACAATGGTTGATGGAGGCTCAGCAAGCAGCACAAAGCAATCAAGATCCAATGATGGTGGCAGCACAAGCCGAGCAGAAGAAAGCGGAAGCCGAACTGGTTAACGCACAGAATCGCATGGCTGAAACACAAATCAAAGCATTTACCGCTCAGAATAATGCACTTGAATCACAGGCCAACACTACATTGACCTTAGCTAAGGCTGAGGACTTGAAGCAAGGCGCAGTGATGCAAGCAATTAAACTTCTGAACGAGGTTGCACAACAGCAACAACAAAATATTCCTACCGACAATAACGTCGAGAAAAATCCTCAAACCATGTAAGAGAGTTAAATATCATGAGCACAACCACCGAAATTCAGAATAAATCTGAAGAGTTAATCCTGTCTGGCGATCAGGCGGCGGCATCCGCAGATGGCTCAGTTATCGATAATGCCAACGGTAACGCAGGACAAGAAGAAGGCTTCGATATTGTACTGAAAGACGATGAGAGCACACAGGAAGGCAAGCCAAATAACAACGCTGTTCAAGCAGCAAAGCGTATAGCTCGCAAACGCCAGAGAGAAATAGAACAGCAGGTTAAGGCTATTGAAAACGGCGAGCTTCCAGAACACTTGCGTGTAAATCCTGAACTTCCTGCAATGCCAAAATTAGATGATTATTTGTCTGATGAGGCATTAGGCAAGTATGACTACGACACTCACAAGGCAAACGCAGCATTCCAAGCCGATTTATTGCAGTGGCAAAACAAAGCTTTGGATGCAAGAAGTAAAGCGGTAGCAGATCAGGGTCGTAGAACTCAGGAATATACACAGCAAGGTCAGCAAGTAGCTAATGCAATCAAGGCGCACTATGATGCGGCTGAGAAGCTAAACCTGCCTGATTATCAGGAAAAAGAAGATTCTGCATTGCAAGTATTACCGCAAGGTGTCTATGAAGCAATTGCTCAAAACTTCCCAGATAAATCAGCCGCAATCATTTATTACTTGGGTGCAAACCCAGAAAAAGCCAAAGATTTATTTAGCAAAAACCCAGTCCAAACAACTATTGAGCTAACTCGATTAGCTGATCGTTTAACTCTCAAGCCTCGTGGTTCACAACGTTCATCCGCACCTCCTGCTGACGAACCTATTAGCGGTGATGTTACAGCGGCAAATGTCGCGGCATTACAAAAGCAAATGGATGATGCAGCAAGTAAAGGTGATGTACAAAAGTACCGCGCTATCAAGGCTAAATTACAAGGAATAAAATAATGGCTTTAAATGAAGGTCAAATCATCACCTATATGGTGGATGAAGTAGTAAACACTATCGAAAATAACTGCCCGATGGCTCAGCGTGTAGGTAAATACACACCTCCAGCTGGTGATATGCAACGCTCACAAAATACAGTCTGGATGCCAGTAGAGCAAGAAGCACCGACTCAACAAGGTTGGGATTTAACCAATAAAGCGACAGGTATCTTGGAACTCTCTGTCAAATGCAACATGGGCGTTCCAGATAATGACTTCTTTGGATTGCGTGCTGACGATACGCGAGATGAAACATCTTTACGTCGTCGCATTCGTGCATCTGGGTTAAAGTTGGCTAATAACGTTGAGACTTCAATTGCTAAGCAAGCAGCAGACACGGCATCTTTAGTTATTGCTGATGCAGGTGATCTTTCAAATGGCGCAGATTCTTGGGGTTTTGTGTCTCAGGCCGAATCTCTTATCTTCTCTCGTGAGTTAAACCGCAATGAAGGGTTGAGTTACTTCTTTAACCCTGACGATTACCTAAAAGCTGGTTATAACTTGGTTGGTAAAGATTTATATGGACGAATTCAAGAGGAAGCGTACAAATCAGGAACCATTCAAAAGCAAGTTGCAGGTTTTGAAGATGTTCTTCGCTCACCTAAACTTCCAACGCTAAAAGCGGCTACTGCGACAGGTGTTACTGTTGATGGCGCACAGAAGTTTAAGCCTGAAGCATGGAAGGAAGATGTTGATGGTAACCGCGAGAACGTTGATAACCGCACAGCAGTAGTTAAAGTTAGCGATGGTTCTGCATTTAAGCGCGGCGACAAGATCAGCTTTGCCGGTGTTAAGTTTATCTCACAGATGGCAAAAGATTTACTCACTCAGGACGCAACGTTTGCGGTTGTTGGTGTTGAGGGTAACAACATCACTATCATGCCGAAACCTATCGCTCTGGATGATGTGACTCTGAAACCGGAAGAGCGTGCATATGCCAACGTTAACACCTCACTGGCGGCAGGGGCTGCAATCAGTGTCATTAACGTGAAAACTGCCAAGACAAATATCTTCTGGGCTGATGACTCAATCACTCTGCTGTCACAGCCGATCCCTCTTAATCATGCGCTGTTCAGTGGAATGAAAACTGAGTCATTCAGCATCCCATCTGTCGGTCTAAATGGCGTTGTTGCATATCAGGGTGATATCTCAACACTGGAAGGTAAATGTCGTATTGCTGTGTGGTATTCAGCATGCACTAAACGACCTGAAGCGGTCGGTGTTGGTCTTACTGGTCAAAAATAAATCCTCGTTGTTATTTGGGAGCTTCGGCTCCCTTTTTTATTGGAGATGACAATGAAAACGATGCTTTATAAATCTGATGGTGATGTGAAAATTTGGGGGATGAGCCTTCAAATTATCACTGTCAACGATGATGAAATTGAAAGTCATTTGAAAGATGGTTGGTGTAAAAATCCAAACGACACCAAGAAGAAGGCTGAAGATAAACCCGCTACCAAGAAAAAGGCGGTAAAAGATGCAGATCACAACGAAGGGTGAGTTAGTCGTAGTGGCATTACGTAAGTTAGGTGTTGCTTCCGATGCTACATTAACCGATATCGAGCCACAGTCATTAGAAGATGGCGTGGTTGATTTAGAGTCAATGATGCATGAGTGGTTTGAAGATGGCGCGGGAATTCATACTGGTTATAAGTTCGCTGATGAAGATACACCTATTGACCAAGGTGATGAGCACGGGTTGCACAAGCAAGCCATCAATGCGGTCATCTACAACCTAGCTACTCGTATCGCTCCCGATTATCAAATTATCCCACTCGATAAAGTTATTACAACTGCTAGATATGGAAAAGAAAGACTCATGCGCGGTTGTGCTTTAAAGAGAGCTAAAAATGCCAGATCTCATCATCCAGATGGTTTCCCTATTGGCTCAGGTAATCGCTTATTAACGATGACTGGTCAACGATACTTCCACAGGAGAAAACCACATGCCAAGAATTCAGATCCCTCTTGCTAGAGGTTTGCGAAAAGACCCGCACACAGCAGATTATATTGATGGCCTTCCAGTCAATATGTTGGCAACACCGAAAGAAGTATTGAATGCGTCCGGCTATTTGCGTTCGTTCCCTGCATTAGAAAAGCGTCATAATGTCGATGGTGTATCTCGTGGTGTTCAGTACAACACGAAAAACAACACTGTATATCGTGTGTGTGGTAATAAGCTTTATCGTGGTCAGAATGCTATTGCTGATATTCAAGGTAAAGATAGGGTGACTATGGCGCACTCTGGTTACAGTCAAGCAGTAGCGTCAGGCGGTAAGTTAAAACTCTATCGCTATGACGGTGAGGTCAAGGAGCTGTCAAACTGGCCTGAAGAAAAAGTAATTACTGAAGGCTATAAGCGTGAAGTTAAAAAATGGACTCACAAAGACGGCAATGATGATTTTGTACCGCTAACAAAGAATGATCTAGATGGGTTCTTAACGTTAAAAATCACGCCTAAAACTTCTGATGGTAAAACCGGTAATGAGATGCTTATTACTGAGCAAATGGTGGGCGTTAAATTATCTCAGCAGGAAGATGACGAGAAACCTTATCTTACTGACGTTCTAGTCGAAGGTGTTAAGCGTGCAGGCGGTAAAATTACAGTCACGTATAAAATGAACCTTGCTAAATCTAGCGAACAAACAGCCAAAGACGTTACTGAATTTGTAATGACACAAGAAGTGTTAGAGGTAGTTGAAAGATATCCTCAATACGAATTAGGTGATGTTGTTGATGTTGCTCGTAACCGAGGTCGTTACATTTGGTTACAGAAAGGTGGTGAAAGGTTTGGTGTTACTGATTTAGAAGATGAGTCAAAGCCTGATCGCTATCGTCCATTCTACACTGCCGAGTCTCAACCTGACGGCATCATTGCTATTGATTCTTGGCGCGACATGGTGCTTTGCTTTGGTTCGTCAACCATTGAATATTTTACCATTACCGGTTCAACGAGTGCGTCACAAGTAATATATGCGCCACAGCCATCTTATATGGTTCAGATGGGTATTGCTGGTCGTGATGCTAAGTGTAAGTTCGGAGAATCATTTGCATTTATCAGCAACCCAGCAAACGGCGCGCCATCTGTCTATATCCTTGGCTCTGGCTCTGCAAGTCAAATATCTACCGCAAGCATTGATAAAATCATTCGTAGTTATACATCAGGCGAGTTGTCACAAGCGGTTCTTGAGGCTATTCGTTTTGATGGTCATGAGTTACTCATTGTTCACTTACAACGTCACACACTTTGCTTTGACGCAGCGGGAAGCCAGCAATATCCGCAGTGGTGCATTCTAAAGTCTGGACTGTATGACGAAACCTATCGTGCAATTGATTTTATGTATGAAGGTAATCAAATCACTGTTGCGGATAAAACCGAGGGGATTGTTGGAAATCTTGCCTTCAATAAATCATCTCAGTATGACAAGCAGGTAGAGCATATTCTATACACTCCTATGGCTAAAGCCGATAACGCAAGGGTGTTCGATTTAGAGCTTGAGGCATCAACAGGCGTCGCCCAGATTGCTGATAGGTTATTTCTCTCTGCAACGACTGATGGTATTAACTTTGGTCGTGAGCAAATGATTGAACAAAACTCACCATTCCAATATGACCGCCGTGTGTTATGGCGACGAGTAGGAAGATTGAGGAAGAATATAGGGTTTAAGGTTCGCGTTATCACTAAGTCGCCCGTAACACTTAGCGATCTATCGATGAGGGTTGAATGATGGCAAATGAAGACCTTTCTAAACCCATAGAAATTCAATCCGCTTATATTGTTCCAAATATCCTACCTACTAACTTCAGTGAAACATATCGACGCATAGTGTTAAGTGGTGCGGATGATATGGCCAAGGTGGCTGGTCGTGCAAATGAGGCTGGTGCTGAGGCTTTTGATGCTCAAGTTAGAAATAATGAGCAAGATATCGTTCTTGAAGATCATGAGGAAAGGCTTGGTGATGCCGAACAAACAATTATTGAGCATGGCCTTAAGCTAGCTAACCATGAAGAGCGGATAGCAAAAACGGAAGAGGATTTATCTAAGTTAGAGGTAAGAGTACTTAACGTTGAGCAGGACGTTGATGGGCTGAAAATAAAGATACAAGACCTCGATGGTCAAATATCTGAAATCAAAGTTGATTACGTTTCTCTCAGTAAAACAGAAAAACAGAAGCTTTTATCTCCTATCGATGTTTCAGCGTCCTACTCAGTAAACGGAACTAAAGTTGTTGGCGCTCGTGTTACTGGCTTTACATCAGCAACGGGTACAGCACTTAAGGGATCGTTTAACGCTAACCAGTCCTACTCATTCAGTGCTGATTACACTCGGTCAGAAATACAAACCTTAGCAAATGGGCTAATTGAGACCAGACAGAGAATCAAGGCGCTCGAAGATGCACTTCGCTCACACGGATTAATAGACTAATGGAAATTAAATTAATCGATAACTTTGAAAGGTTAAAAGAGTTTCTTAATGACCCTAAGAATACGGGAAATATTGTAGATAAAGGTTGTAGTTATTTTATTAAGCCGGATGCCTTTTATCTCGGTGTTTATGATGGGCATTTATTAATTGGAGTCCATGAAGTAAGAACATTTTGGCATAGCGTCATTGAGGTGCATCCAATCTATGACTATGGGTTTAGAGGAAAACCTGTTCTTGATGGGCATAAGTTATTTTTTGATTGGTTAATTAAAAACATTAATTTCACCAACATGATCACCATGGTTCCAGATAAAACTAGATATGGGGCGGTTACTGCATTAACTGTTGGTGCTAAACGAGTAGGGCACATCGACGATGCATACATAAGTTATGGCGATCCAGTTGGCGTAACCATGTATCAGCTTACACGCAAACAATGCGAGGAGTTATTAAAATGCTGATTATTTCAGAGAAATTCAGAAACTCACTGCTACCAATGCATGGATATATGAAAGGTGGAGGTGATGGCGGTGCGGGCGCTCAAGCTGATGCCACTCGTGAAGCCACGGCGTTACAGCGTGAAATGTGGCAAACAAACATGCAAAACCTTGCTCCGTTTACACCACTTGCTCAACAGTATATTGGTCAATTGCAAAACCTATCTTCTTTAGAAGGTCAAGGTCAAGCATTAAACCAATACTACAACTCTCAAGCATTTAACGATTTATCAGGGCAGGCAAGATACCAACAATTACAAGGTGCGGAAGCCTCTGGCGGATTGGGTTCAACAGCAACAAGCAATCAACTTGCATCTATCGCCCCTACGCTTGGACAAGGTTGGTTGGCTGACCAAATGAATAACAACCAGAACTTAGCCAACGTTGGTCTTGGTGCTTTGCAGGGGCAGGCTAGTGCCGGTCAAAACTACGCAAACAATATGGGGCAATTGCTACAACAAAATGCAAATGCTCAAGCGGCTATGGCTAATCGACCATCACAATTTCAGCAAGGTATTACAGGTGGTTTAGGTGGTGCAATGGCTGGTGCATCTATTGGTGGCCCATGGGGAGCTGCAATTGGTGGTGGGCTTGGATTGCTTGGAGGATTGTTCTAATGGCAACTTGGCAACCTAGCAATGGAGCTGGTTTTTTAGGCTCTATTGGCTTAAATAATTCAAACGCGCCTCAAGCAAGTGACGCAAACTTCGTGGTTGATTCTATCAATAGAAGTAATGAGATAGCCCGCACTGGTGGTAACAATATTCTATTGCAAGGTTTGCAGGGTCTGAAAGAAATTAAAGACACCATCGGAGAATATCAAGCACAAGAAAGACTAGGTGAATTCCAAAAAGCATGGGGTGAGGCGTACGCAAATAGTGATCGTGATGGGATGAGGCAACTACTAGCTACTTATCCAGAGTACGCTCAAGCTATCACTGGAGGTATGCAGGGTGTTTCTGCTGATGTTCGTGAATCTTTGGGTAACTTATCATCTGGCTATCGCAATGCGGTGATGAATGGTAATGCTACTGACTATGTTAGACAGAATGCTGATACATTTCGTCGCCTTGGCATTGATCCAATGGAAGCCGTTTCTATTGCAGAAAAAGACCCTAAAGCGGCTGTACAGTTAGCTGATCACATTGGCATGTCATCACTTGGTATTGATGATTACTTTAACCTACAAGATAAACAACTTGGCAGACAGATTGACCAAGGTCGTTTAGATGAGCAAATCAGAAGCAATCAAGCTGGTGAGGCATTAACAAGAGAAGGTCATCAGATACAGGTGCGTGGCCAGAATATATCTACTCAAAACTCCATGCGTTCAGCTAGCTCAACAGGAAGTAAACCTGCAGCAGTTCAGGAGTATGAGTACATGATGACACTATCACCTGAACAACGTAAACAGTTCTTGGCGCTCAAAGGCAAATCGGGAACTGAAATGCAACAAGCTCAACTGGCTAATGGTCAGACTGTGATGATAGATCCTAATGCACAAGGCGCTGGTGATTCCAAATATTACAAAGGGTTTGATGCGAATGGCAATGTGGTAACTATTCCTGTAAGCGCACTGTCATCTGTTCAAGATCCATCAGGAACAGCAGGTAAAAACCTAATGAATGAGGATTTATCAGCAATAGCCAATGCAACAGATGAGCAATTAAGCGCAATAACAGGAGTTACCGGTGGTACAGGTTCTAACCCTCTAACCGCTGATGTTGGAACGAGAACGATAAATAAGGATGCGAGACCTTTATATAATTCTGCTCAGAGAATACAAGGGTATATGCAAAACCAAGGTATTGGCGCAGCAAGGTCAATGGGGGCAAGTGGAATTAATACCGTTGATGAAGCTAAAATGTACTTCCAGTCTATGCCTCAGTTAGATTTCTCTACTCCTCAAGCTCTAAGAAACTCAATTAATACAATCAATAAATATACTCAGGATAATAATGCTAGATATGAGGCAAAGCTTGCCGCTCAAAGAGCCCAGCAGGGAAACCAGCAACCAACACAACAAGCGCCCGCTAATAATCAAGGTGGGTATTCTAATCTCTGGGGTGGGTAATGGCTAAACCATGGAAAGAGGTGATCTCATCACCTGAGTATCAATCACTATCTAACGAACAAAAGGCATCAGCACAAGAGCAGTATTTTAATGAAGTAGTTGCTCCTAATGTTGGTAATGATGTAGATAACGCAAGACAACAGTTTTATACCGCATACCCACTTCCTCAATCACAACCAGAGCAAACAACCCAGCCGCCACAGTCAGAAAACAGCTATATCGCTGGCATGAAACAAGCCAACCAGAACCTTTCACAAGGGTTACAGCAATCGTCTGAGGATGCTAAAGGTTTCCGTGAAAATGTGATTGATGCCTTCACTGGTGAAAGCAAGATGACTCCTGAAGTTCAAGGACTCGAAGGGATCATGTCTTCGCCAGAAATGAATGCATTTAATACTGATGCAATGAAAGCGGCTTGGGTACAAATGTTTGGTAATGATAACGACTTTGTAAAAGTTATCAGCAATATGGGTGGGCAAGTATCTCAAGATGAAAAGGGAAATTTACTGGTTGATTTACCGTCTGGTCGCTACGCATTAAATAAGCCCGGTCTATCATCTGAAGATGTCATGCCATTTATCGCGAACGCAGTTGCATTCACTCCAGCGGCTAGAGCGCCAACAGTGTTAGGTGCTACTGCAAAATCAGCAGGTACAGATTTAGCCCTACAATCGTCTGTTAATATGGCAGGTGGTGGTGATATTAATCCATTGCAAACAGCATTATCAGCAGGGCTTGGCGGTGGGTTTAAAGCAGCGGAGAAACTTGTTAATAGTGGCTATCGAGCAGCAACTGGTAAACCAACTCAAGAAGCGTCTGAACTGTCTGAATTTGCTAAGAAGAACAATGTACCTCTATACACAACTGACGTCGTACCTCCTCAATCAAAAACTGGAAGGCTGGCACAAGGAGCCGCTGAAAATATTCCTTTTGCTGGTACTGCAGGTTTGCGATCAAATCAACAGGAAGCAAGGAGTAAGCTTGTTCGTGATTTTGCTGATAGGTTTGGCGAGTACGATCCTAGCCAAGTTGTTGAAAGCTTGAAACGCAAAACGTCAACAATAAAACAGGCGGCTGGTGAAAGACTGGAATCAATCCAGAATGCGTTATCTGGTGTTCCAATTACACCCAACCGAGCAATAAACCAGATTGATAGCGAAATAGCAAAACTGTCTAAACTAGGTGAGGTTGCTGACACTCAAACCATCTCAAAATTGCAGTCTTACAGGAATGAACTTGCATCTGGTAACGTTGATATTTCTCAACTAAGAGACTTAAGAACTCAATTTAGACAAGACGTCAAGGGTGAGAGAATGGCTATGCCTAATCGCTCTGATGCAGCGATAAATAGAGTTTATAAAGCCATGTCTGATGATGCTGGTGATGCAATATCAACAAACTTAGGCGCTGATGCCTTGCGTAAGTATAACCAAGCCAATGCCATCTACGCAGATGAAGCGAATAAAATATTAAATACTCGATTGAAGAACATATTAACCAAAGGTGATTTGACGCCAGAGGTGGTTAACAATATTTTATTTAGTAAGAATAGATCTGAAATTAGAAGTTTGTATAACTCGGTTGACACTCGAGGACGCGCTCAAATGAGGAATGCCATTATTGGTAAAGCAATTGAGAAGGCGGGGGACTCTCCAGATCAGTTTTTGAGACAACTAAATATCATGTCGAACCAAGCTGGAATAGCATTTAGAGGTCAAGAGGCTATTTATATAAATGGGTTGAAGAAGTATTTAGAAGCCACACGCCAAGCGTCAAAGGCTGGTGTAACCACTCCAACAGGTCAGCAGGCAATCCCCTTCATACTTGGTTTGGGTGCGGCAATAAAACCATCAACGGCAATTGGCGCTGGAACTTATGGCGCACTAGCTCGCATTTATGAAAGTAAACCAGTTAGAGAAGCAGTGATGAGATTGGCAGGAACTCCAGCAGGAACAAGTAGGTTCGAAAAGGCAGTCTCTACAATATCACAAAGTTTAAGTTCTGGTTCACAGGCGAAAAATAGGGAGTAATAATAAATCTATTTTGATATTATGTTTAAATATTGAAAATACCTTATAGGTGAATGCGTTATGAATCTAGAAAGAAGGAAGAATATATTTTTTCTTACTATTTTTTTAGCATGGCTTTATTGTTTTTTTGTGTTAGATGTGAGTCTAGATGATTACTCATGGCCAATCAGGATTGGATTTATTGGTGCAATATATACTTTTTACATGATTTTTATTATGTTCCCGTTTTACTCAGGAGAGTTAGATAAACAAATGTACATAAATAGTCACCTAACCAATGAGTTAAGTGATTTGAGAGATGAGTTATCCAGCCTTAAATGCAAATTGCAGAACATTGAAAGTGATATAGATAAGTAAACAAACCTACATTTATAAATAACCGCTTAATTGCGGTTTTTTTACGTCCAAAATACACCAGTTTTAATCTGGTGAGACTACTCACGCTTGGAGAAAGCAATGTCAGATATTATCCCTAATGTCGTCGTGTCAATGCCGTCACAATTATTCACTCTCGCAAGGAAATTCCAAGCGGCGAGTAATGGTAAGATTTTTATTGGTAAAATAGATACCGATCCAACATTACCAGAAAACCAAATTCAGGTTTATTTAGAAAATGAAGATGGTTCTCATATTCCTGTGTCTCAGCCTTTAATTATCAATCAGGCTGGATTCCCTGTTTACAATGGTCAGATTGCTAAGTTTGTGACAGTAGAAGGCCACAGTATGGCTGTGTATGACAGTTACGGCGCACAGCAATTCTATTATCCAAATGTGTTGAAATATGACCCAGATCAGTTAGAAAAAAGAGTTATAAAAAAAGTAGATACAGCAAATGATTTTCTATCACAGCCATTTGATGATGGAGATGTTGTTTTTAGTGGTGGTAGGGTATACAAGAATGATGGTTCTAGCTCTGTATATATAATATCAAAAACAGTCCAAAGTGACGGTTTTTTTAACTTAAGAACAGCCAATGGATACACCGCGGTATGTCAGTCTCCAATATCCTTAAGACTGTGCGGTGCTGTTGGTGATTACGATATCAATACAGGCGCTGGTACTGATGATAGTGATGCGATTGAATTCTTCTTCAGTAAGTTAGAAAGCTACACAGGTGCTCTAAATGGTTTTGCTAAAGAGATTGACGCCGAGCGATTGTATGCAAAAACCATGACTATCGAAAAAGGCAATTACCTTTTAACTAGAAAAATAGTCCGTGGTGTTGATGGAGAGATAATTAGCCAGCAGATAAAAAGTGAAATTGGCGCTTTTATCCATGCGGCAATTCCTGCCGTTAGTAGAGAATCATACGCTATAGAGTTACATCAGCTAAGAAAATGCAAGATTGATTTGAATGTCAGATCTAAAAACTGCGGTGCTTTATTAACTGATACAGCGTTTAACTGTGATATTAATTACAACGCAGGATCAAATAAATGTGAATCAACGGTTCGGTATCAAGGGGTTATTTTTAATTGCGCGCTGAATCACCGGTTAAACCAGAATGTTGCATTTTCATCCATAGGTTCTGATCCTGACGCATATATGATTTTGGGTGACTTTACTAAATCCACATATAATGATTGGTCTGGAATGGTGATTACTAACTTCGAAAATACATTCGCTGCTGGCAGTGGTAAAGGAATTAAGCTCCTAGGAGGCAGTAGATTTCAATCTAGTATATCACCTGGGCCGATCTCTCAAGTTAAGTTTGGCATGCTAGAACTAGAGGGTACGGATGGTATTGCCCTAAATATTGAAAATTTTAATAATCTTTCTATCTCTTCACAATGGAGTGAAGCTACTGGCGGTGTTAGTGTAAACAATACGGTTAGATTTAAGAATGGTGATAACTTATTTCTTCAAAACATTAAGTTAGGGGAGATTAGAGATAATATCTCAATAGAGAGTGTGAATGGAATTATTGTTGATAATTTTGAAGGTGGTGGTGGTTTTTATTTGAAGGGTGATATTAACGGATTATGTATAAGAAATCCAAGAATGAAATCCACCAAGCTAGTGGATTTTTTTAACGCTATGGATTCTGAGTTATATAATTTGAAAGGATTTCACTTATCAAACCCAATGATTATCAATGGTAATGGATCATTTATCTCAATTGGATATAATGTAAAATCGGGTTTTACACAATCATTGGAATCAAATCTAATTGCATCAGCTGATTTTTCCACGGGAATAAAAGGTAATTATTGTAGCGTTAGTGATCATGCTGGAACGCCTGCATTTGGAAATAAAAGTAAAAAATTAACTACCGGTGGAAGTAGATTCCCAAGTGTTACTATTGATTTAAAACCAAATAATTATTCAGGTAAATATTATGCAATAATTGCTATGAGACCATCATCTATGGATAAAACTGAGGATGTAATGTCAATTGGCGTGAACTTAAGTGGATCCACTGGCGTGAGTAATATTGTCAACTCGCAATATGGAACTTATAAGTTTTATCAGGATGGATGGGTTTATGGTATTTCTGTTTTTGATTTAAGTGCAGGAAGTGGTAATAAAATTGATATTGTATGGAACTATAATAAAACATATCAAGAGCCAAAAGAATTCATACTAGGAGGTGTGGCTGTTTTTTCAGGCACGGATATATCTTTACCCAATTAAATTTAGGCACCATAATTTTTTGTTATGGTGCCTTGTTTTTATAATTTTTTATTTAAAGTTTCTATTTTATTTGTTTTCACTGTATGACCATCTTTATGTATTGTTATACATAATTCATTTTCACATTTTTCTAAAATTAATATATTATCATTGGTTTTATTCTTTATATCATTAAAGCATCTTTTGCTAAACCCATCCTCATAGCCAAACTCAGTTATGTTTTTATTGCTATCAAAATATATACATATTGGTAATGCGAAATCTACTCCACCAACTTTTATACCATCTTTACCCTTATATATAATTTTATTATTTAAAGATGGGTACACCCAAAGCGATCTTGCATAGCTATTAAATTCATCACTAAGCCTATTAAGGCTATTGTTTTTACTGTATATGCTCCTTCCAAATCCAAGTGATGTATCTTTTTTTGACACCACTTCTAACGCTGTCGGAATTTGATCAAGCACAGTTCCGTTAGTATCAATAACTTCACTCTTTAATTTTTTATTAAAAACAGTAAATAGGTTTGTTCTTTTCATGTCAGCACCAATTAATGCCTTCCAGTGCATTAGTCCGTGATCAGAGATTAGAACTATTGTGGTATTTTCATAATAATCACTTAGTTGTATTTTTTTTATGAAGTCAGATATTATCTGATCAGCACAAACAACTGAATCTACATACTGATTTTCTGATTTGTTGTTGCAGTTTTTAGACATGTATCCAGGAGTGTGAGTGTTTATTGTTGATATATATAAAGAAAAACTTTTACCTTTTTTTGACTCATTATTAAATATATCAAATGCCTCATCTAGAATTATTTGATCATCTAGACCCCATGAGTTACGGAATGGAGCATCTTTATATTTACCATCAAGATCTGTTAAATCAATTATTTTAGAGAAAGAGTGTGAGTTTAAAAAATTCCTAGTTCCGGCAAAATTAGTATTTGAACCTGATATGTATATATTATCATACCCATGCTTTTTAATTATATCTGAGAAACAAGTTGCTTTAGGTAAGAATGTGTTTATTTTATCTGCCGCATTACCTGTTCCTATTAATGGTAACCCACAGATTAAATTAACATGTCCAGCTATAGTCCATCCAGACCCCCTAACATATCCTATGTTTGAAAAATCAACCTGATTATCCAGTGCTGAAATTTTTTCAAGGTAATTATTTCCATTTAGATTTTTAAAAGACCTCTCTAAACTTTCAGCGATTATAAATATATAATTTCCATCAACGGAATTATATATCTCATCATTGGTTATATAGTTAACTTCAATGTTTGAGTTTTCTTTGCTCTCTTTAAATAAAGACTGGATGTTTTTTGATGGTGTCGAAATCGTAAAAAACAAAATAATATTAATAAAAAAAAGAAAGTCAAAAAAAACACTTTTATTTTTAGTCTGCTTTTTTATGAAAATAATTGCAAATAAAGAAAATAAAATAATAACAGAGCAAATTATAATATATTTTATATTTTCAATTATTGGTACGCCATTAACTGAATTAGTAATGGTGTAAATAAATGAATCATCAATACCATTGCCAGTAAAATCATTTGATACATACCATGCCAGAGATAATGACAGCATTATCAATATAGCTATTGATTTTGAGCAAATGAATCTTTTTGAAAGATACAGAAATAGGTATGAAAAAAACAAAAATAATAAGATATCCAT